ATCTGTTGCAGTAGCCATATCAAACATACCTGCCTGTGCGAAAGCTGCAACTTGTGGTAAAGCTGCAATAGATTGTGTTGCGTCTAAACCTGCTGACGCTAAGAAGAAGAATGCCTCTGCGCTATCATTTGCACTAATTCTTGTAGATGAGGCTACCTCTCTAGCTGCACTTGCCATGGCTCTTTGTTCCTCTGTTGAGGTTTTCATGATCGCCAATGACTGATTTAACTTATCTTCAAATTGAGCTAATTCTTGTACGGCTGATGAAATACCTTTTACTAGAGCAACACCAATAGCCACTCCGGCAAATTTAGCCATGTTAGATAACTGTTGTAAATTTTTACCGGTCTTATCTCCGGAAGAACCTAGATTGTTTAATTGAGTTTTAGCGAGGTTCGCACCACGAGTAACAATATTTAAGACTATATCTGAGCTAGCCATTATCGTTTTCGCTTCTGTGCTTCTGCTTGTGCTAGAGCCATACTTTTATCTTGTGCTTTCTTTTCCCATACATAATAGGCAATCCAATTATTGTATTCCAATGCACTCATTCTAGTAGTTAGATCTCCAACTGTCATGCCTAACTCTCTAGCTAATCTATGTTGAAATGCTAAATCGTGGTTGGTATCAAAACTGTTCTGCCTTAGCAGAGCCTCCTACACCATTTAAAGCATTTATTTCTACAAAAATATTATCAATGACTGAACTGTCTTTAGTGTAAAGAGCGTCTACATCTTCATCAGTTAATTTTGGATCAATGATACAAGCCTTAAGTAATTCTTTTTGATAATCAAAAGCGTCAGTATCTTTCCCGTCAATAATTCTACCTAATTCTATTTGTGTAGCTTTATTTATTCCTTGTATTTCAATAGATACTCCCCATTCTTCGATCTCTAATACTTTACTAGGAACACTAGGAAGTGAGTTTATATCTTCTAATTTTAATCGTTTCAATTAATCTCCTTTACTTAATATAAGTTTAGTCGATTAGTTTACTTAGTGTGTTGCTCTTGTAACTGCACCTGAAACTTGCATATCTGCTGAATAAGCAACAACATCTCCAACAGGAGAGGTTTGCCCATAATTAGTGACAATGCATTCTCCTGTGTATTTGACTTTACCGGAGGCAGTTCCCTCTGGGCTATATTCAAATGAAAGAGTTGCAGTTTGTCCTACAACAGCACCAAAGATTGCGTCCACAGTAGCGTCCCATAATCCAGTAACACCTAATGTAGCGTCTTTTAGACCTACAATGTAGGATTTGTTACTTGATCCTAGAGTACTTGTTTCAGCAACATCGGCAGTTTCAGGGAAGTCTACATTGTTCACATAAGCTGATATATCAGTTAATGATCCACCAGAGTCATCTAGTTTAAATACTGAATCTTTACCATGCACAAATGCCATTATCTTCTCCTATTAGTTATTTCTACTTATACCTAGTATAGCATTAACTGTTGGTGTACTGCTACCACCAATGGTATTATATACTCGTAGGTATCGATTTATTGTTGTTCCGGCTTCTACTTCTTTGATCTCTGATGAAGCTGCTGTTACTTGTGTAAAAGTAACTAGGTCAACCCATGTAGAGTTATCAGCAGAATGTTGAATCTTTACATCAGCAGTAGGACTTGTTCCACTTACAGAAGTAGCAATAAGGTAAACACCTAAACCATTATCTGTTGATGTTGTGTTGTCTTGTACAGAACCTTGAACACCTGTTGTGGTAAATGCACCATTAATTAAAACTGAACCATTGAAGAGTCCGTCATCAGCTTGTAGGTCTAAACTACTTGCTACAATATCTCCAACCGGACTTGATACTCCATAATTTGTAATTATTGATTTAGCAAATGAAGTTCTTTTACCTGTTGTTATTCCGTCATGACCGATTACAAGATTAAATGAAGATGAACCATAGGCAGTATTAAAAGCAGTGTCAGCAGTTGCGTCAAAAAATCCTGATAAGGCAATTGTTCCATCTCGTTCTCCTGCTACATAAGTCTTTGCAGAATTACCAAATGTTGTACTCTCGGCAACATCTGCTGTTGAACTTACATCTACGGAACTAAAATATGTTGAATAATCTGTTTCATTCCAATAGACGACTGTGTCTTTTCCATGTATAAAAGCCATTTATTTTTTACCCGATCCTCTAGTTGTTCTTCTTCGTCTTGTTGAACTTGGTTTACCTCTACCGTAACTCACTATTCTTCTTCCTCTATCTTAGTAGGTTTTGTTTGTCCGTCTGACTTTTCGATTATATTTTGCTCTAATAACCATTTTTTAGATTTCTTAGGGATCTGATTTTCTTCTACAAGAGTTCCTGCTTGTAACTCCTTGTCCTCGATCATGATTCCTTTTTTAATTAAAAATTTCATGCTACTACGCTTACCTCAAATTCTACGCCTAAATATTCTATATCGTTTATAGTATACACACCATAATTCGAAGCTTCAACTACTCTACAAGACATAGCTGAACCACTTAAAGTCTGATCACTTTCGATTTGTGCCTTAATTGAATTGGCCCCTGTCGAAGCTAGATAAGTGTCTAAAGTCTCTTGGCTATCTTGTGCGTCTACTCTTGAAACATATAACAACACTGGTATTTCGTATGTGTCAGCACCACGAGCCATTGATGTATCATATTCAACTGATTCAACAACTCCGACTATTGCCGTTGGTGGTTCGATTGAATCTGGAACATAACTATATACATATAAAGAAGATATGTTTCCTAGATTAGTTGCTATTCCGTTTCTTATACTTGTTAAACTTGCCATAATTTATGTTACCATATTATTTAGTAATTCTTCCTCTTGATTTTTTCCATTCTCGTTCAACTCTTTTAGAAGCTAATTGTAATTCTATTTTTAATTGATCTTCTGCTTGTTCGTAACCCATTTTTATAAACGGCACGATTGCAGTACCTTTCTCCGATATTGATTTAGCAACTAAGAATACCGGTATGCCTTTAGCGTCTGCCCATTTTGCTAATGCTTTAAATGGTGGCCAATGAGGTTTTGTTCTATCAAATTTATCTTTGTCTTTAGGATAAGATAAGCCCTTGTATTTATAATTCTTGTTCATATCTCCATGAACATATCTTGCGTATGGAGTATTTACAAATACTTTTACACCACCGGGTAATCTTCCACGATCTGCTACTTTTTTATACTTTATTTGTGATTTAAGTTTTCCAGAAAACTCCGGTGTATTTTCTTTAGCCTTTGCTTTTACAATCTTACCAGTAGCATTAAAATATTTTCTTAGAGGTGTATATAAAAGTTTTCCTGCGTCTAATCTTGATTTTAATTGTCTAGCCCCTAGAACTTCAATAGAGAAGTTTTTATCTGTGGCCATTATAAAGTTTTCTTGGCGTAGCCCTTTATAAGTTTTAATGCGTCTGGATCAAATCTGTTAAATAATTCTCCTGTGCCTGTTGCAGGATTACCATAAGTCGAGAATGGACTATCCTTACGCTTCCATAATCTAGTTGCTTGTAATAAACATGCTTGTTTAATTGCGTCTGGAACTATACTGAATCCCCAATATGCAGTTATCTTAATATTTTTAGGAATTGTCGGATCGAACCTTTCGCTTGATCTTGTGCTTAAAATTCTAAGCTCGTTGTATGGTTCATAGTATATTGTTCCACCGACAGTTGCAATCTGTGGTGGATTAATAGGATTTAAATAGAAGTCTGTATCTATTGTTAATGTTGTTTCATGTGTTCCGTCATCTGTTGTGTCTAACTTAACTACTAGACTTGTAGTTTTAGAAATGTCTGGAACTACAATGCTTAATGGATCAACTGCATTGAAGTATTTATGTTCAACAGCTTCTGTTTCATAAAAAACTCTATTACAGAGTTGATCTATCTCCCTAGAAGCTGCATTAATTGCGTTGTCTATATTATCATTTTGACCAGTACCAGTAAGACCTACATAGGCCTTTAAATCGTCTTTATCGCAGTACTGATCGTGGGCCATTGTTAATTACTTGCCTTTATTTTCAGCAGGTGCTTTAGCTTTTTTATCTAATCCCCACTCTTTAGCTTGTAAATCTGTAACTTCCATGCCTTTACGACCTAATAATTTGCCTTTTTTCCAACCGTTTGGAAGTTTATCATTAGATTGTGCTACTTTGCCTTCTTCGTCTTGCCAAGTATCTTTTTTAAGTGTATGAGCCATATTTTCCTTTCTAACATTGGACTTCCCCAAACCTAAGTCTGAGGAAGTTACCATTGTTTTTTCTAATCTCTTAGAAGTTTGTAATTGAACAGAATGCTGCTGGTCTGTAAATAGGTAGTCCCATTCTCACAGAAGCTTTCATAACAACTATATCTTTTGCAAAGTTAGATGCATGGCTATCGGACATGCTGACTTCCATACCTTGTCTTGCGACTATATGAATAGCTTGTCCACCACCAAATACACCAACTAATGCAGTACCTGCTGATAGTTCAGTTGTAGGAACTACTGGCAATCCCCAAAGAGTTGCAGCAACACCTGAACCAAAGTTACCTGCACCAACAAATAATGGATTTAAAGATCCACTTGTTGTTACGGCATTAACTTCAGTTATAACTTGATACCAATCGCTAGGGTGCATAAGAATTGCGTCAGGTTGCAAGAAGCTATCTTTTTGTATTTCTGTGATTGCTTCTAGTACTTGTCCAATTCTTTTAAGGTTTCCACCAAATGAAGCATAATCAAAAGTATTGATTCCTGCTTTATTCAAGATACCGGTTAGGTTTGCACCAGATCCGGATCCATCAATAATTTGATCACTAACATTTTGTTGAACCATGAAACGTAGTCTTGAATCAATGTAGCCTTGTGCAGCAGACATATCAGCAAGAAGTTCTTCTGTCATTGGTACGAATGAACCTAATTTTCTAATGTTTTCAGTTCTTTCGGTAAATGCAAGAGTATCTTCTGCGTATGTTCCTGCTTCAGCAATTGCTCCACCTGCGTTTGTAAAAGTAGTTTCTTCAAGATACTTGTATTGATACTGATCAGTTGTGATAGTGTCGATCAAGTTAGGAATTGCAAAAGGATCATCTTGTGCAGATTCTTGTATTCTTGGTGCTCTTACTACTGGAGGTGGCATTGTTGATTCAGTTGTATCGGCTTTTATGCCCATATTGAACTTCAACTCAGATGTAATGTTTTTTTGTCCATTTTCTTTGAACGCTTTGTAAGCGTCTGAATCTAAAAACTGACCACCAAGAGTTTTAGGTGCTTCTTGTGACTTTTCGAAGTGTATGCCTTTTGGCTCAACAACTTTTCCTGCCTCGATAGCTTCTTCAAGCTCTTTTTTTTCAGTTTCTATTTTAGT